TGATCTCCGATTTGTATTACAAGCCCTTGCGCATCCCGCTGTATAACCCGCGGGGCCGGGGTTGCGAGGGTATCGAGCCGCTGGCTCAACTCCTGATTCTGGGCGACTAGCTGCGCGATCCATTCACGCATTTCACTCAAATCTACAGGCTCGGACTTACTTTGCATCAACTTGGTAACGTTATCGACCTGATTCTTATAGAGATCGATTTCCTGATCTCTTTCGGCCTTGACCGACTGAAGCTCTATTTCTAGGCGTTTCAACTCGTTTTCCGTTTCCTGTTTGTCCATCTGGATCTCAAGGCTCGCCACCTTCTGCTCGGAATCCGTCTCTCTCTGGAGTGAAACAAGCTGCGCTCTCATTGTCTCGATCTCGATCTTCAACGTCTGCTCCTGGCCCTTCAAGTCCTGCTCGCGCATCTTCATCTGCATATCCATCTGCATTTTCTGGGCGTCAAGCTGATTCTTCTGGACTTTGCTCTCCGCATCCATCATCAGGGCTTTAGCGTGCGTCATCGCTAACTCGGCTTGTACATCAGGCTTTGGCTGCGGAGGCGGTACGGTACGGGGATCGGTGAAGTAGGCGCTCGGCTCAAGTCCGAAGGCGTCCACCATATCCGCAAGAGACTGATAAACCTGATGCGGCTGGATGATCATGCCCATGCCGCCTTGCTGAATCTGCTCGTTTTGTTTCTTCATGATCGTATCCAGCGCAACCATCCTCCGCTCCCTGGATACCGTCCCCACCCCAACGGTGACCGTTGTATTCTGCCTTTCGCGCCATTCCGAAGGATTGATAGCGGCAAACTCGCCGGCAACATTGACGATCATTTCGCGATCTTGGTGCGTCATCAGGAGCTTGTGGATAATTCTAAAGACATCCCTGAATCCAACCTCGGCGATGATTCTGGCGATCAATTCGATCTTCATCCGCGCCGCATCGAAAGCCAGCACCGCGACGCCGGTATTCACATTCGCCAGGGCATTCTTATCTAACCCGGCGACTTCATCGCCAACGCCTGTGCGCTGCTTCCTGACCTCATCGAGATATCCCATCATCGAGTACGCTTCAGGCGGCAGACTGTTATGCGGGATGGGCATGATGTACTGGTTGGCTGGCCCGTCGCCCTTGTACCTCACGACGCCGCCGGGGCGGGAAGTCAGCAAGTCATCCAGATTAACCTTCGTGTCGTTGACTGCGGTGCGGGAATTATTCGCCAGGTAGGTGTTATCGAGCATCGATCGCAGCAACGCCGATTTGATTTTCTGGAGATCCATCGTCAAGTCAGCCATCGACAGGCCGTAGAATTTGTGCGGCATCAGAATCGGAGCTACACAGGCAAATGGCATGAAATCGACTTCATCGATGCTCAGCAGACGAGAAGACGAGGAGGAGTAGTGGCCTCCCGCCATTGTTACTCGTAGAAGCTCGGCAATATCATCGCCATCCCGATCGATGCGGACGTAACACTCCGAAATCCAATACATCCGCATGGATTCCTCGGAGGCGAAATCATACGGCTCCTGCTCGTCCGTCTGGTTTCTGCGAGCTAATTCCTCTGGCGTCTGGACGTCATCGTCATGCGGCAGCGCCCTGACTACTTCAGGCTCGTAGCCCATCTGGATCAACTCAGAAAAGGACTTCTGTGTCCGGTGATAGCAGAAATTGACATCCTCGACATAAGGACTGCGGGCATACCGGGCTATGCCGAATTCCTCCGGCGGCACTGGCTCTATTCGGATCTGCCCACGCAGCTTCGTCGTCTTAAACGAGATGTTGAAGCCTTCTTGAGTTTCCTCGAATTCCAGGATCTCGCGCTCGACAGACGGATCATTCAGCAACTCGCCGAGTTGAGTCTCGTCCAGCCCTTCATATTCCTCTTTCGATTCCTCGTCAGCGTCATCCCACCATATCTTTAAGATGCCAGTCTTTGATAACAGCGCGTCCTTCAGCATCGTGTAGGTGTTATAGAAGCCGCGATTCTGCTTCCAGAAGACGTAATTGCAAACCTCTGTCTCTGTCTTGGCCTGATCAATATCGTCCTCGTTGACCGGCTCGAATTTCACCATGTTGTCGACATCGGTGAAGATCCGCGTCAGCGACGGCAATATCCATTCGACAGTTTCCATAACCTCACGGGTGACGACCTGAGAGCGGCCTTCGGTTTCATTCCCGTAAGGCTCCCCGTAGTAATAATCGAGAGCTTCGGCTCGCTCGCTGCTAATCTCTCCCCCGGCAGATCCGGCAGAGGCATCTATCTGCCCGCGGCAAATAGCTGCAATTTGATCGTCAGATACGGGTTGTGATTTTTCTGCCATAGTTAAACTCTATTTCTATTACACGATAACTCATTGGTGCCGCGTGAATTATCTATCTTGAATGCTTTATGCACAACGGCGCTATCTTCAACGGCGTCAAAATAGACGTAGATATCAGATTTATGCTGTCTGCTCTTTTCACCTAAGAGTTTCATCCACACATCAGGCTCGAATACGGAAACGTGGACGTTAGTCCCATCGGAGAATGTCTTCAATGCAGGGAAACACGCTATATTCAGGAATACAATCTTGTCCGCTATGCCAAGCATTTCGTCGATAACCCAATCCAGATCGGTTTCTGGAATATGCTCAAGGACGTCCACACAGATCACAGCGTCATAGCCCTGGTTTGGAAAGTCCGGGAGCGCATCAAGCAAATAGCCGGGATCGTATAGATCAACCTCGACGCCCCAGTATTCATCCAGCGGCTTGTCAATTGAGTCCGTCAGCGTGCCGTAGTTGTTGCCGTAAAGCACGCCGCGGCCGGCCCCGTAGTCGAGCAGAGTCTTGCAGTCTGTTTCTTTAATCAGTCGATCGATGGTGTGGATAAACCTCTCCAGGCTCCGGCCATCAAATAACTTGCCTCCTTCGTGAAGCTCTTTGTAGTTTTCCAGACACCAGATGTACTCTGGCGATGGATTGACTCGGCTCAAATTCATCTCAGCCGGCCCAATATCAAGAGTTTAAATAGTAGTCCCCTTTTCATTATTTTACCTCGCAGCCTAGGCTGGACGGTAAAAACCCCTTGACAATAATTAATATTACACGCCATCACACTATCCCTGTATTTGCGTATTCCAGCGTCTCCCACTTCATCGCTGTCGGCGTGTAGAGGCAGCCATATCGAAAGGCATCGGCCGCATGAGAGGCCCAATCGTGGACGGGTTTGAGCCTGAATGTCCTGCGCTTGTCGTCGTACTCGGCACGGTATTGCCGGAGCGCGTCTATGCCTCGCTTACAGTGGAGATCGTCAAACCAGCAGTTGGCTAGCTGCCTACGGACGGCCTCGATGCCATCCTCTACGCGCTGCTGCGGCATGATCTCAGCCTCTATCCCAAGGCTCTCCAAGGCCTCGACTCGCGTCCTGCCGGTGTCCAGGCTTCTCACTCGGACGTCGTGGGGGAAGACGTGCTTGTCGTACTTCCATTTCCCAGCCTTGGCTTTTTCCTCCAGGACATTCGCATAATGGGCCAGCCCCTCGCCGGAGGCTTCGTAATAGTCGATCAGCCTAATCTCAGGCCCATTTCTCTGGGCATACCAGATGGCGGTGCTGTCCCCTATTCCCAGATCCCACCAGGTTTCGACTTGCAGCCCGGGATCGTGCTGTACCTTCCCGATGCGCTGCTCTTTCTCGGCCTCTTCAAGCAAGCGCCCGAAATAGCTCCCGATAATTGCGGCGACGAAGCTGCACTCGAATTCCTGTGCATACTGGTTTTCACTCATCACCTTCCGCGCCGCGGTTAGCTCATCAGCGCTGACGTAGCCCGTCTCGCTCGCTCGGTGCATCTGGACATACCAGTCGTCGTCATGCTTGGCGGTTTCATACAGATCGAAGAAGGCGTTATGGCCCATAGGCGTGCCGATAAAGATAGCTTTGCCCTTCCGATCAGCGAGGGCCGGGCGTACCACCTCGGGCCATAATCGGGCGGACATCTGCGCGTATTCATCCATGATGACTAGATCGAATCCCTGGCCCCGGAGCGTATCCGGCGCATCCCCGCCGAATAGCTGGATACGAGCGCCATTCGGGAAGTCGGCACGCAACTCGGCCTCGTTGTATGCAATGCCCGGAATTGGGCGGCTGTAGTGCTTAAGCATATCCCAGGCCACGGCCTTAGCCTGTCGGTACAGGGGCGCGATATAGGCGAAGCGTGGAGCGCGGAATGAGCAGGTAGCTGCGGCCTTAATGCATTCGTTGATAGCAAAGACTGTTTTGCCGAAGCGTCTATGGCAGACAAGAATAGCGAAGCGCTCTTTACGCTCATGCGCTTCGAGTTGGAAGGGGCGGGGGTAGTAGGGGATCTTAATCGCCGGCATCTTGGTATGCGGCTCCCAGTAATCCGACTGGGGCTGCTGATAGCACGGGTTGCCCTTTCTTCATGGCGCTCTTCATCTTTTCATTGATATGGATTACGAGTCGCCTGGGGCTGGTGACAGCATCCGCCGCAGCCCACGGTGCTTTCCCAACCTTAGTCTTGGTTTCAAAGACATTATCTTTTGTGCCGCCAAGGGCTCTGCCGACTTTTTTAGCCTGGCTCGGCATCATGTCCTCGTAATACCCTTTGACGCCGCCGCCAAGGATCTTGACTAGCTTGTCCCAAGTTTCAAACCCTGCTCCCTTATCTATCCGATCCCTTGGGATCTTGGCTAACTCCTTCAGATATTCCTGTGCGCCTTTAGGGACTTTTGCCTCGTCCGGGCGGCTAGCAAGAAATTCTTCCCAGTCTTGATCAGAAAACACTACTTGCTGCCACGGATCATGCCGCGTGCTTTGAGCCACCAAGGGGTCCAACGCGTACAACTGGTACTTATGCCATCGTTCAAGCCAGTTAGTAATACGCGCATCCGGCTCTCTTTCCCTCAGCATCGGCCATTGGGCGACTTGATCTTCGTAGTTAGCAAACACGACGTAATCCTGGTTATTGTCGATAGCTTCCCTGATTAGTCTGCGGATGCCGTTATTCGTGGGGATTTTCATATCTTCGGCGAAAGCACCGCTGGGTGGAATTCTCTCTAAAGCATTGAGTTCCTGCCCTAATTTTTGCGCTTCTTTTATATCTGCATCATTGGCTCCCAATATTTTCATAATGCTCTCGCTACCAGGCACTAGTCCCCTTTCGTTAGCCAATACTCGGGCCTCCCTCACCGCTTCCTCGCTTGTCCGTGCAGCTAATGGCACATTGCCCTCTGACGTTTGCATGACATATATAGAAAGCTCATTAATGCGGCTTTTTATCTCGTCAACCCTCTGTTGCCATTTTTCGCCCCTTGCTCCCTTCCCTGCGGCTTGCTGCGCCCAGTCAGGCTGGAGGGCTTCGACGAAGAGTGCGTTGGTTTCCACATCGTCCCCGATTTTAATTGGGCGATCAGTTAATTGGGCATGGATGAAGACGTTGGGATCGTCGAAATGGCCGCCCGTATAGTCCTCGTGCAGGCCGGTAACGGGCTGTCCCTTGCCCGTCTTCCTGTCGATAAGCTCGATCTCCCTGTAGTTGAATTCTTTGGGATCGACTTTGCCCAGGGTATATGGATGCCACTGAGTGCCTACTGTTTCACCCACCCAATCCATATCCATATACATTTCCTGCGCGCCAACTTTGGCTTCATTCAGCGAGTTATAACGCATCAAATAGGGGTCTCCTCCACTAACGTCTAATAACTGATCGCTCTCTTTAACCGTCCAGCCTATATTGTTATTCCCTACAATATCGAAAAGCCCCTGCTCGTCTGATAGTTTAAATAGATCTCCCTCCATGACCTGTTTAATCATGGAGTCCAGTTCCCCAGCAGCCCAGTATTCATCGCCCGCATTTCGCCGTAATGCTTCCGCATAGTCGGCTCTCACCCAATCGTCTAACGCAAGGCGCTGAATATCGTCAGTCAAGCCATCGGCGCGTGGGATGCGTGACGGCTCCAGGTCTGTGTAGTGAATCTCTGAAGGCCATGACAATGTGGCGTCTCCTTCTGGCGTCCTCACTTTTTCGCCCACGGTGACTCTATTCTCGGTTGCGAAGCTCTCAACATCCTCTCTAAGTATCTTCTGATTCGGGGTTTCGCTAAGCCATTGCTGCATCCCGCTCGCCTCTAGCGCCGATCCAGACACGCCTTTCTTTTTGAAGGCGTTGATCCATTGCTGGCCGGTGCCACGCTTCATCGGGATCTCTTTAACGGCCTTCTGAACCGGATCGTAGAATCCGGCCTCATCGATCAGAGTGGGTACTTGAGGCTCTAGGGGGAGGGGCTTCAAGGAGTGGGACTTCAAGTCTGGGATCTGGCAGGAGGCTCGCTGCTTGGATGTCGATCGGAGGATCTGCCAACGGCGCTGGTGTTGGCCGCCCCCACATATCTTTCACAGCCCCAAGCTGGCTATCGACTGCTCCCGGCACCCGTGCTGCCAAGCCGCCAAGCTGCTCAACCGCCTTGAGCGCCGGGATCGGCGTCAGCAGTCCGCCAGCTACACGGCCACCGATTCCCCACCCGGTATTTTCAAATGGGATTCCAAGCTGAGAGGCAATCCAGTCCGTCGTGCCTGGGACTGTAACTGGATCTGGGACGCCTTCCATGATTGGCGTCCTAGCCCCGGGCCAGTTATTGCGCCAATTCTGATACATCCTCGGAGTCGATTTAAGCAGGGTGTATAAATCAATAATGGGCGCAACGCCAAATGTTGACGCTCCGATCCCCAACTCTTTTGCAGCGCCAGATCCTAGCTGTTGTGCTATGCGCCCGCGGGCCGTTGGCTCGTAGAAGCGGGCTGGCTGCCTGAGTCGATCGCGCCTGTCCTTGGCGCGCTGTAAGGGCCGATTCAACCCTAACGCATTGTAGTCATCATGCATCGTCAGGTGCGTCCGCCCATTGCAATACGATCGGCTTATCGCCGCCTGATAGCTCCAGGCCACGATTCTCACGCCATCCCATGCGAGCCTTGCTCCACCAGATTGCAGCCGTGGTGTTGCCTGTGGTGGCTTGCTTGTACAGGGCTTCAGCTACCTTTGCGTT